GTGATGTTCTATCTTCTACTATACTATTAGAATTAGACCTAACTAACACTTCATCTAACTTTTTTTCAAGTGCAGAAAATTTATAATCTAACTCTTCTCTTACTACTTCTCTTATTAACTTCTTAAATATATTAACCTTCATTATTTTGTTCCCTATTGTTTATTTCTATGTAATGATGATGACTCATAAATTTAGGACCGTCATTTGAAAATTCATTATCACCTTCAGTTCTTGGTTGTAGTTCAGTAATTAAATTTTGTATTCTTTGAAACATCGGTGCAGAGCTGTCATCAACAAGTGGAATCGGAACTCCTTGAACTAATGCTCGTGAATCTTGTAATATAGTCATGATATCTAATAATAATGTTCTCAGTTCATCACCTAATACCAACGGTTCTTTTTTAGACTTTGCTGGTACTCCTAAATAAATATTACCAGAATTAATAACTGAGTTACCTTGATTGTTTAATGTGAAATTCTTTTTGGCACCAAAGTTTATATTTCTCTGCGATGATACGGTAAAATCTCCTTGTGGATCTCTAGCATCAAATGTTATTTTATCGGAAGCTATTATTATTTGATTGAATGTAGTTTCTTCATCTAATTTACCATAATCATAATTAAACACTTCTTCTGTATTATCATTACCTAAATTTAATTTAAAAAGTGGATTATCATTTTCTAATAGTAAATCAGCTGATAATCTAAATCCACTATTAAGAGTAAAGTTTTCTTCTAAAGAGCCATTTGATAACATCGATACTATTGAACCTCTGCTCAATCCTTCTTCTGTATTTGTGTTGTTATTACTTATATTTAAATTTGGAAATACACTTCTCGAACCGATTCTAATACCATTACCATGTCTCCCTTCTAATATTAAATCGGAATGTTTAGACGTTTCATTGTCTCCTAACAAATCTATAGTTTCATTTCTTCTTTTGCCTAATTTTTTTACTCTATCAAACGGATAATCAGTTCCATAGCCTGATTTTATATCCACATCATCTTTTTTATCAAAACCTCTACTTTCTAATTTACTGCTATAAAAATTAGCAAATGAAAAATTAGGATTATTAAAAGTATTTAAAGGACCCATGTAATAAAACTTTTTTGATATCAATGTAAATAACACAATATCACCCCTTGTTATTGAATCACTTATGCCTCTAAATAAAGGTCTAGCTTTTAATTTTCGGTGAATAGTAGGTAATGTTGTGTTAAAAGGTTTAAGCTGAACCATCTGAGAGGATTGTGTTTCTTCGTCTTGTTTATCGGTTTGGCTTAAAAAAACCTTATCAACAAACCCTAAATTAAACTCTATAGCTTTAGTTGATAAATCATCAAGAATTCTACCTAAAGACATCAAGAGTCACCATACTTTTGTCTTATCTCAGTCATATCAACGATATCGTCTTTCTTCTTTTGTAAGTCTTCTGCCACATCTTCTAGAGATGCCATCAGTTGTTCTTTTTCCTCTTCAGATAATAAACTAACACCACTTTCATCAATAGTTTGTTTGGACATTATTCTTTGATATAATGTGGCTAGTTTGACAAGGTTGTCATCATTTTTGATTCCTACGTCCATTAGTTCCTTAATAATAGGACCTACTATTGCGATATCCTCTATACCTTGTATGTAACCATGCACCTCTTGGATTAACAAGTCGATTTGAGTTTTCTTTAACTTGTTATTCTCGTATATCTCTTGGGATAAGTCGGAGAAGTTTTTGTCACCAAATATTTTAATATCATTTTCCATACATATAAATATAGTATGGTTACAATATTACACTAAAGAACCTGTATATCTTAGGTTATCTATGTGGCCTCTTGCAAGCACTTCTTCTTGAATTTTAGGATATATTTTACGGAATATATTTGTAATCTGAGTTATTTTAGATGTTTTCACATCTGTCATCTCACGAATCATTATGTAGATTGCTTTTTTATTAAAATTGTCTATATTGTCTTTATTTCTACAAAGATATAATATAGACTCGGCAATCTCTCTATCTTGGTCTTTTGGAAATAGTCTCTCTATATTTTGGTCAAAGTAATCTATGGTTTTTTTAAACACATCTGTTGCTGGACTTTTGATTATACCCTCATCATCGTGACCATAATCATACAAAACGTCAATGTCATCATGAATTTTCATCTTCTTGTAATTAGCATTATTGTTGAGGATAAGATAATTTTTTGCCACTACAGAAAAGTAACTAAATGCTTTACTACCTTTAGTTTCATCAAACTTATGCATGTTCAAGACTAGGTTAGAAACAACCTCTTCTTGTAAGTCTCTAAACCCATAACTAAAATAACTAAACTTAAAAGTATTAATTATATTTTCTGCTAACTTAAGAAATGCTGCGTGTATTTCCTCAGTATAAATTTTATTTCTTTCTGATGGACTATTAGAGTGATTATATCTTATAATAGCATCATGTACTGGTGTACCAAAATAAACCTTACTTTTCTTTCGTCTCTTTTTCATTTTCTTCAACCTCGGTTTCAAATAAATTGTCTAAGTCTTTTCCAAGTTGTTTTACTTCTTCAAAGAAGAAACCAACTTCATCATCTGATTCAAATGTTCCTTTATCATCTATCACTTTAAGTTGAAGTTTTATTGATTCTACTGTATTGCTTATGTTTAGTATTATGTTTTCGTATGAGTTTATACGGCGTAATGCATAGAAAATTACCACCCCAAAAAAGGTAGCAACAATTCCTAATATGATTGTAATTATGTAATGTAACAATTATGACTCTAGTTCGATAATTTTATCGTCTATCAAATCTATGACTTCTATAAGTATCTCATTTTGGTCTTCTTCATGGTGTGTATCTATTTCTAGTAACAAAGCTTTCAAATCTTCTAAAAAAAGTATCATTTCTGAGTTTATCATTAAGCGTCTCCTACAATTTGCATTAATAGTTCAAGAACTGCATCATCATTTAAATCATCAAGTTCTTCTATGTGTTTGTCTAATGTCGAAACCAAATCTTTCATATGGCTATTTTGATATTGCTCCATAGTTTTATTATATAATTCTGGATTTTCCAACTCCAAGACATCAAGTATTTGATTTATTAAATCGTTAGCATCTGTAAGATTTTTTCGGACTTTATAAAACATTTCTTTATGTCTTGATTGTTCAATTTCCAATGAATCTAAACGACTCATTATGAAAGATAATACTTTAATGATTTGTTCGTTATTTGTATCTTTTTGTTCCATATAATCATAAATAGTCTGCCACCTAACCAAATCACTTATATTTAAGTATTAAGATTTTATGTTTTAATACAGATCCATTCCAATATCACCTAATGTTTTTAGGTCTTCACGACCATCACATTCGGAGTAATCATTAACAGCAGTATCATCTAATTCACCTTCATTAAAGTAATCAAGATTAACTCTCTTGTTTTCTTTATAGTTAGGAGTAGATGATGACAATTTGTCCATAGACTTCATTTGTCTTTTATCATCTGCTGATAGTTCGAATTGGGAAAGATCTATTTTCTTATTTTTCATTGTTAACCTCTTATTATTATTGTTTAAATTTTAGGGGCATAGAAGAAAGGAAGAAAGAACTATGCCCCATAAGAACCTCTTATAAATGAGATTCAATTCTTTGAGAACGATAACCTATTTTATTATCCAATATAATATACAAACAAATAACCATTAAGTCAAGCATTATTTTTGGGAACTTGTAACTAAGTTATTTGATACTTGCTCACTTAAGAGCGATTGTATTGTGAAATATAAAGATGGGTTTCGTTTTAATAAATCCTTAAAATCTTTTTGTGGCCAGACTAAACATTCAGCGTTGTGTTCTACTTTACAAGTAGCCGTTGCTGGTTTTTCTGTGAGGAAAGACATCTCTCCTACGAACTGACCATCTTTTAGTTCGGCTACTTTATTATCATTAACAAGAACATCAACCGTTCCATTATAGATAAGGATTAAATCATTTACTGGTTTACCTTGAGTTATAATAGGTAGTGGCGTTTTGTATTTTTTCCATTTAGCAATCTTTGTGATTTTTAGAAACTCTACAGGTGTTAAACCACGAAACATAGTCTCGTGTAATTCTTTTTCTTTTGTAGTCATTTTAACAGGTCTCTTCTCATATATGATAACTGCTATATGATAGATATTCACTAAAACAAATATGATGTTCCAATTTATTGCTAACCACATAGGTTCGACTGGTATATAAAAATTATAAAGCACAGAGAACAAACTAGCTAGTATAGATAGTATTCTAAGATATAGTATGTCTTTTACCAAAAAAGAAAAGGCAATAAGACCAAAGGCTAAGTGTCCAGCTAAAGTTGCTATATTCATTTTAGATTCTTTTGAACTCTCTTTACATAAAAGTTATTACTAATATAATTATTAGAATATTTTTTTGTGACCGTAGGTCCGTGACTATATGCTGTAAGTGTTGATTCCATATCATCAAAATGTTTGTTAAGTTTTGATAGATATTTTATACCAACAGTTACATTCACATACGGATCATATAAGTCTTTTTCTGGTGTTTTAAATTCTGACATAGCAGTTGATGGTAATACTTGCATAAGACCTATCGCTCCACTTGTGGAAACAGCTTTATGATTCCAATCAGATTCAGTTTGTATAACGGCTTTAACCATTTCATAATCAACCCCATACTCCCAACAGAGAGCCTCTATATAGATAAGTATGTGTTTGAGTTTAGATTTATTCAAAGAAGATTTAATCTTTTCTGCCTGTAGTTCGTAGTCACTTGGAGCAAACGGCACATTAACCATACGAACAACTGTCTCGGTTTTTGTTTGTATTGGTATATCAGGTTCTATTATCTCTACATAAGCCATAACAGATACAGCAGTTGTTAATACACCTAATAGGTAATATAGTTTATTTACTGACATTGTATTTCCTTTCTTTATTAATAAATATAAGGTGACACTTCTTCTTTTAAGTCATTGACTATTTGAGGACTAAAGAATTAGCGTCACCTTATGAATTGTTTTCTAATTTTTTAAAAAACTTTTTTTCTTTTGAGGTCATCATTTGTAATTTGGAGAGGTTATCAATCATCTTACCTTTCTGAATTAATGATATTTTATCTTGTGAATATAAGTCGTTCACTTTATCCACTGCTCGTTGATAACCTCTTTCAATAAATTCTTTGACGATTGTTTGGTAGAGTGTTTGGGTTTCCATATGAGAGAATTTAAGAAAATTTTTACGAGAGATTTTTTTCTTTGGTTTCTTATTATATATATTGTGATAATAAGATTCTAACCACCTATCCCAACTATTGTCAGCAAAAATACCTTTAGCTACACGACCACCATTAGCAGACCTTCGGTCTAATCTCTGAATATTCCTTTTAGTATCTTCTTGGACAGGTTGGACAATCGCACCTGTTTTGTGTGGATACACGACATGGGCTGAATACTTTTGAGTATCAGAACAATCAATACAAGTGTATAGACCAAGTTGGACTCGTTTGGAATCCAACTCAATCGAACACTCTCTACATACTATGTCACTTGTTGTCTGCAAACCTATCAATCGGGTCTAATTGTTTATCAGTTATAATGGCTTTCTCTATCTCGTCTTTGAGATAATACAAGTCACATCTGGCTCCATCTATATAACCTTGTGAATCCACATTAGCATTATACTCTGGTAAGGTGTTCATAGCGTCATCTAACTGACTTTCTATATTTACAAGCCTATCCAATATTTCTTTATAATCCATAACTTGGCATGTCCCTATCTAAATCAATTTCTGTATCAAAGCCTGTAGTTTGTAAATCATCCATATAACTACCGCACATCCTATCGGTCATATCCTTTTCTAACTTACCCATTAACCTTTTGTTACCTTCTGGACTCATCCAATTAACCCTATGAAACTTACCATTAACCCACATCTCAACCACTTTGATTGAGTCTGAAACACTGCTATGGCAGTATTCCACTTTAACGTTGTCATTACCAACAACGTATTCATACACATATGTCATATTAATTGACTCCTTTTACTTTACTGAAAAAATCATCCTTAGTAATACCAACCCTACCATCGGTTTTCCTACCCCAAGAGTAGTCATCTTTTAGTCTTCTATTAGCTAAGACATCAACGAAGAAATCATTTGTAGGCTTACTACAAATAAAGTCATAGTTTTTTAGAAACCTCTGAACCGCATCACCTCTGAAGTGATAACTTCTCTCCCACCTAAGATTACAAGTATTAGCCCATAGAGTAGGATTACCACTCA